CAGCCATAAATAACTCCTATTGCAGCGCTGCCGCTCGCATTCGCACGCTCGTTTGTCCGCGCGTGCGTTGATCGGAAACGTAAAGATCCTCGACCAGTTTTTGATAAATAGAGGCTATTGTCGGTAGCCGCTGATCATCCACTAGGTAAGGCGTGCTCTGTAACAGAGCGCCGTATAAGTAGATGTCGGGGGCCAGTGTTAACAGCCAGTTTGTTGTGTTGCTGTCGGTGAGAGCGGGTATCTGAGCATAGTAGACAAGCTCGCCAGTGTAGCCACTGCCGGTCGAGTCTGGTGCCGGGTATACCTGTATTTCTGTACCGACGTGCGTGAAGTGCGTGGGCTCTCCAACGGTGGAGCTCATCGCTTTCAATTCGTTTAGTGCCTCGTTGGTCACATACTCCAAAGCCTTCACTGGATTAGTTTCTAAAATAAAACTTACCGTCTGCATCCAGTCGGCTGGCGTGGCTGAATACTCACTATCAATCGTCGCAGTGGATCGTGTGATCTGCTTGCGATGGCGTAGCGTTCGAGTCAGTTCAGCTTCCGCTAGAGCGATAAAGTCTGGAATCACGCTGGTTAAATCAGTGCGATTTAGCCAATCCGCGATAGAACTTTGTAGCTCTGCGTAAGTAGTGATAGCCATTAGATTCGTGCGTCCCTAGTTCGGAAAGCTCGATTGTCTGGGTCATTTAACCAACGCTTCATAGCCGACGGATCGTCAGCTATGCCGCGTCGTTTAAGGTCGTAAAGAACAGATAATGGAATCGACGCGACTTTCGACCACTCGCCATGAGGCTTGTGCTTGTCGATTTCGTTACGAGCCCGACGATTCGCCTCGACGATATTCGTTACATCCTGCGAAGTCGCAATCGTAATTTTATCGCCAGAAGGTCTATCACCAGCCTCGAAAATGAAATCTGTCTTGATGCCTGCCTGAGCATCATTTGAGAGTTCGCGTCGATCTTCCATATATGTCCTTAAGACTCTGTTAAGTCAGCTGCTATTCCTAAGCCAGCTTCTTGGTTGACCTGTAGACCCACCTCAGCAAGAACCATGAACTTGGTGGCATCACCAGTTTTGGCTAGTTCTTCGCTTTGGATTGGTCGCAAGGTAGCCATTTCAATCAAATCGGGATCGAGTACATAAGCATCTCGCTCTCTTGAGAACCTGTTAGGTACGATTGAAACGGAGCCGAAGTCGGACACATAGACATCTGCCGCTCCAACGATAGTCGTTGGCCCTTCTGGGGCCATATATCTTTGGGCTGCGATTCCGGCAAAAGCTGAAACAGCTTGCTTGTTGAACGGTCCAACCATGAGGAATGAAACCTCGCCGCCTTGCGTCCAAGTCTGCTGGATAACGTCTTTGAGGATCGTTTCGGTGAAAGCTCTTTGGTTTCCAGAGCTCGCATCGGTTCGAGCCGCGTTAACGATTCCGTTTGATACGGTCGGATCACCGCCGCCAGTTCCCTTGTTTGTGTTCGTTCTTATGAACGCAGACAAAGAAGCGGTCTTTCTTGCCGCACTGGTAGAACCAGCAACAGCCGCTTGGTTTACGCCACAAAAGTTGAACTCCATATCACGCTTAAGCTCGTTACCTTTCTTTGCGAGTTGATAAGCGATTTCGGAGCGCCGGCCAGCTTCATCGATTGCGCCATTCAAGTTATCGGCGATGATGAAATCTTTTCGCATGATCTGCGAATAGTTGCCTAGCCTGGCTGTTGCTGCGACAGCGGAAAACGACGATAAATCGTCGCCGTCGATTTGTGCGTTAGCAGCCGCATTTGATAGAGAGTCGGTTTGCCACTCAAAAAGAGTGTTAGAGATAGCCCGTCGCTTGCTCATGTTTGAGACCAGCGGCGTGTTCTCTGGCGATATGTTGTAAATAATATCGCTTAAATCTTCACGCAGTCCTTTCGCATCGTACTGAGTGAAGGTGTTACTTATGATAGCCATGTTGTTTACCTAAAGTAGTGTTTCCAAAAGCGCCGCCGCATCATCGCGCCGGCCCGTTTTTGCAAGACGTTGAATTGCGGCTTTCTGTGTTCGTTTACGTGGTACTGTTTGAGCGTTACTCGCTCCTGGCTTCACTATTCTTTTACCACTGGCTTTCTGCGCTTTCTTTACGCGGATGCGGCCCTTGTCGTAGAGCATCGCTTTGCGTAAAACCGAAATGTGGTTAGCTCTAACCAGAGCCCCCATTTCATCTTCGCTTATGCCAGAATCAGTTAGATACTGCCTAAGCTCCTCGCGCTCCTGGTCAGCCTTCTTCTTGTTCTTCCACTCAGGAATCACATCAGTCAGCTTCTCAGCTTCAGCGGTTATTAAAGCTCGCATCTGTGTCTCTTGCTCTTTCGCGTTGGCATCCTTCAAACGCTTCTGCTCAAGGGCAATCGCTTGCAGTTTTTGCTGCTTTTCTTGCTGTGATTTAGTCCAGTTTCGTTCAGCCCTAGCCGCCTCGATAGGATCTTCTTCGTAAAGTCGATCAAAGTCGGGAGCCTGTTGGCTGTCCACGCTTAACTGTTGTTGCAATGCACCGAGTAATTGTGCGTATTGCTGCCGCTCTAAAAGCACCGCGTCACGATCTTGCGTAAATACCTTTTTGTCTTCGGCTAACGCTTGTGCTTTCTTTGTATAATCTGCCTGACGCGAGTAACCGTTTTTGAGCTCGTTTAGATCAACTTCAACTTCTTCACCAGCCACTTTGACAGTGAATTTTTCAGCTGACTCAACGACCTCATCTGGTTCGTATTCATCGTCATCCAGTTCGATATCGGTTTCATCTTCATCGAGTTCCGCATCGGGTTCCTCGATTTCGGCATCCTCCAATACCTCGCCTTCTTCCTCAAAGACTTCTTCAACGATCTCGCTGTTTGCTTCGGCTTTATCCTCTTGAGGAGCCAACATATCAGCTAGAATCTTTGTCGCGTCTTGCACAGACGCACCCCCCATATCTTGGGGGTTTTCACTTACCATATTATCACTCATTGATTATCCCTATGTCTCTCGAAAGCCAGTCGATCAGCCATAGTGCGCATTTTCATCACCACGCGGTCGAGGACTTTCTGTTCTTGATATAAGAGCTCCCGTTCATCGGGTTTGCGTTCTTTACACCAACTCTCGAAGATTTCGAGGCGTAGGTTCTCCACCATCTTGGAGAAGTTTGGGTCGTCGAACATTTGCTGAATTGCCAGCTGCTCGCTCCTGGATTCAGACATTTGGAGCTCTCTGCGCCAACTGCTTCACCAGTTCCCTGTCTCTTTCAGCATTCGCCTTAATCTCAGCCGTGTTCACCTGAGCGCCATATCTGGCGTTAATCTCAGCGGCTTTTAGAGCGATATCTGCTTCATCTTTATCTCTGCGTCGGTCATCCTCGCGCTGCATCTTTTCGCGCTCTAGTTCGAGCTCTGCTGCTTTCTTCTGGATGTCCGCTTGAATGGCTTGCATTTGAACCTGTACCAGAGCCTCGTTGGGATCTGGTTGCGGCTCTTGCGGGACCGGCTGGAAGGTTGCGGGGTCTTTGAAGAACCTTAGCGGGTCTTTAAAACCAGCCACTTCCAGCATTTGCGTGAGTGTTTGATAATAATTATTTAAGTCTACAAGGGGGTTGTTAGCGCCCATCGTCTGCAAGATCTGCTCTTGCTTGCCCGCCACCTGTTGGAGCATAGACATTCGCTCCTGGTCGCCTCCCTTGCCCAGTGCAACATTACTCACCACGTCCATATTCGCGTTCCAACGATCAGGGCTCATTGGCACGAATTGATTGCGCAATCTAATCATGCGCGGACGATCCTGGTGTTTAATGATTAACTGTAATAACCCCTTATATAAGCGAGTCATACCACCCTCAGCGAACAACCTGGCTATGAGCTCTGTTCTTTGTTGAGCCGCTGCCACTGTCTGCTGTACCGCCAGCAATGTGCTGGACTGCAATGCGCTGGGGTCTAGTCCATCCGCTGCTTTGCTTATACCTGTTCGGTTCTCGCGTATTTCATCCATATAGGCGAGCATTCCGAAAGCATCCTTTCCAACATAAGGCAGATTGAACGGAATCACCGCGCCAGGCTGACGCATCCTAATCACGCCCCCAGCCTCGACGTTCATCACGTCTTCTAGGCTGGCTTGTCCTTCGACGATTCCAACTCTTGGGTGAGTGGACATCGCCAAGCTATCCAGGCTGGCTCGAAGCACTGCGCTTTTGATGCGCTGGATATCCATAGTAAGGTCGGCTAGGGACATACCAAAGAAAGCGTGCGGCTCTGGATCGGGGCAGAAAAACGCTATCGGAATCATGTCGGTAGGGTCGTTACGCAAAATCTCGTAATTAGGACCAGCACAACAAATCTGCCTCAGTTCGCTGACGCCATCACCATCGACATCGATATACATATAGGCTTCAACATACAGCACGCGCTTCCTACTCGAATCGCCGTAAGCCATGTCGTTGCGGTTTAGAAGCCGCTCTCGCGCTTCTTCGTTGAATAAGTCGAAGTCTTCCTCAATGGTGGCGTATTGCTCTATATCCTCAAGCGCGTAACCCATCTCAACCAGGTCACTTACTGGCTTGTAACAACGGTGCGCGACTATATCGGCATCCTCTAAGCTTCTGGCGTGGCGGTTAATTACAATCTCTTCGGGCGGGACCGACATCACT